AGATAGGTCAAGGCCCTCTACCTACAGCACTTGATGGTCATTCACAATATCAAATAGAAGGCTCACCTGTTACACCATTAGTTGGTGGAGGTGCATTTAAACTTGTATCACCTTGGCAATTCAAAACACCACCTGGTTGGGCTGTAATATTTAATGACCCTTTTTGGCACTACGAAGATAGGCCTATTAAATTTTTATCAGGCCTTGTTAGAACTGATGCGTATGGTCAAGTAAACTTTCCGTTTGAAATAAATAGACCAATGGAAGTGGGAGAAGTATTGCAAGTTACAGAAGGTACTCCTCTCATACACATATCTGTTGTTCCTATAGACGATACATTTGAATTAGATGTAGTAAAAGCTACAGAACAGACTGACCAAATATTTAGAGACGAAGCAGCATCTGTGATAGCTACCAGTAGACTGTACTATGACAAAGCAGTGAAAGAGTTTGACAATGATAGAAGCACTAGATGAATGGATAATAAATAGTGAGTTTGTTAAAAATCCTCCTGATTATGATTTGCTTCCTGACCCTTACACAATAACGTACATAGACGGTGATACTTTATATAAAGCAATAGAGCTAGCTAAAGTAGATGACAGAATTACATTAGACAGTACACATCAAGATTATATAGAATTGCTTATAAACCTACTGGAGGATATGATATAATCCGATTTATGGATTTACTCATATACTTAATACTCATTGTTTTAGTTATAGAAAACTATGGTAATCTATATAAATTTTTAACAGGTAAGTCGCAGAAAGCACCTTATCACTACAAGACTGATAAGTGGAATTGGCAAGATGATTGGGATAGAGATGACATCTTCTAACGGCAACGGCTTTACACAGAAAGAAATGTTAAATCTTATATTGGAGGGACAACAAGATATAAATAAACGTATAGATGAGTTACACGAAAAGGTAAATCAAAAAATATCAAGGCAAGAGTTATCGGGTTGGTTGGTTGCAATCTCGGCACTGGTGGTGTTAATCAATAACTTAATGTGAGAAAGTTAGCAGCGATAGCTGCAGCTTTAGTGCTAGCCGTACCCTTACATTCTATAGCAGAAGAAACTACAGTTACAGAAACATTTGATAATCAAGAAATAAATACAGATATTACATTTGTATATGGAGCTAGTGACACAGTAGTAAGTGCTGCTACTTCACAAAGTCCTGATTGTGCTAGCACAGAAGAAGCAGGCCTTATAGGTATAGAAGATATGGATTGTTTTCAAAGTATATACTTTGGTAATGACAGATTTCAATTAGGTATAAGAGGTAGTTCAGACAGTCTTACCATTGCATTTCCTAACGAACCATACGAAGTAGGTTTTAATTATGCTGCTATAGACCAAGAAGGTGGTGTATCAGGTGTTGTGTATTATGACAATGGTGCATCAGAAAACTTTACACTAGATGTAAATACGGATATGGAAGTAGCAGGAAGTAAAGTATTTGCAGTAGCAGAAACAGTAGAGACCTTTATTACAGAGATAGTCATAGAAGGAATTACTGATTGGTGGCTTATAGATAATGTATACTATAAATATGATATACCTGATAACACGCCACCTAGTACGACAACAACTAGCACAACCTTACCCAAAGCAGAGGATGTCGTTGAGGACAATATTACAACGTATTTGGCGTGGGATGAATACGGTTGTGAACACCCAGGTAACCCTTTATCGTATAAACAATATTTGGAAGCCATAGAAAGTGGAGATTGGTTTGGTTATCAGCCCTCTGATTGCACTGACGTACCTGATGTTGTTGTTGATATTATCGAAGAAGAGGAGATAGAAGATGAGTTGGACGAAGAGATACTACGAGATGACGACCTCGGAGAAGAAACAATTCAAGAAGAAGATGTTGAGGTCGAGGATAGTGAAGAACTCACCGAAGAAGAAATAGCTATTTTAGAAGCTGAAATTTTAGAGGCTGAAGAAGAACTTCTTATACTTGAAGAACTAGAAGATAGCATAATACCTCTTGAAGATTTATCTGAAGAAGAAATCGAAGAGCTTATTGATGTAATACAAGAGTTAGAAGAATTAGAAGAAATTGTAATTGAAGAAGAAATTATAGAGTTAGATATACCTGATGATATAATTATCGTAGTAATAGAAGAGGAAGAAATTGAAGAAGAAATTATTATTGATGAGGCCGAAGTTTTATCTGAGACTGATGAGGAAGTTTTGGATGAGCCAATACAGGAAGATGTTGAAGAAGAACCTGTAGAACTTACTGAAGAAGAAATAGCTGTTGAGGTAGCTGAAGTAGAAGAAGTTATAGAAACTATTGTTGTTGAAGAAGCCACCACTGAAGAAGTTATAGAAGTACTTGAAGAAGTAAATGATGTAGGTGTACAGAACTTAGAAGATGTATCTGAAGAAGTACAAGAAGTTGTACAAGAAATTGTAGAGGAGGCTATAGACAATGTTGAAGACCTTACAGAGGAGCAAGTTGAAGTTGTTGCTGAGGTATTACAAGTTGAAACTGAAGATGTTGAAATCATTGCAGAGGCTGTTAAGTCAGACGAAGCCGTAGCTGAGGCCGTAGAAGAATATGTAGAGCGTGCTGTAGAGAATGCAGACGTAGAAGATTACACACTAGCTGACGTAGTTACTGAAGTTCAGTTTGAAAATTTTATAGAGAATCCAATAGAAACACTGGTGGACATAGACTTAAAGGAAATAAACCTTTCTGATTTGTCAGGTGATATGACATCTGACCAAAAAGAAAAAGCACAAGAAGTTGTCGTGCCAGTTATCCTAACTAGAATAGCTAGTATGGCAGCATTTATATTTAGGAGAAGTTAATGATTAAGAAATTATGGTCTTGGATTGTTGCTGCAATAAAAGAAACTTTAAATCTTTCGTGGACCCTGGTGGGGCTAGTGATTGCGACACTCACTTTGACAGGTTCTGCACAGCAAATTACAGGATTAGCTACTATAATTACATTAGCCGTATGGTTGCTAACCATAGGCTTTAGAAAATAAGGAGATATATGTGTATGGTAACCACTAAAGAAGATGGTTCCTTTATACAGATATGTAATTGTAAGAATGGAGGACTAGGTGAAACTAACTGTAGTTAGAACACAATTCGGAACAGACGCTACTAATGGAATACTATTAGTTGATGGTCAGTTTGAATGTTATACATTAGAAGACCAGTATCAGGCCGTAAAAGTTATGCACGAAACTTGCATACCTGAAGGGACATACAACATACAGTTTAGAACTGTTGGTGGTTTTCATACTAAATATAAAGAAAGATATGGTGCTGCACACTATGGTATGTTGCACTTACAAGATGTACCTAACTTTACTTATATACTCATACACGCAGGTAATACAGATGAACACACATCAGGTTGCCTAATTGTTGGAGAAAGTCAGCAAGACTTAGATATAAGTGATGATGGGTTTATAGGACACAGTGGCAAGGCGTATCAAAAACTATACAATAAAGTTGCTAAAGAAATGTTACTTGGTTTGAGTGTATCTATTGAGTACACAACCATAACTAAACTATTAGAAAAGCCATTATCAAATGCATCTACAGAAGATGTAGTACTAGCAAGAACTGTAATGGAAAAGTTAGAAGAAGTAAATGGTAATGTCTTACAAGGCAATGCTATGTTGAAAGGAAGGTTAATTAGATAATGTTTGAGAAATCAAAAAGAGCAAGAAACCAAGACGGCACGTTCAAGAAGGATGTGAGGTGGACACCTTGGTCCGAATCGTGGGAGTATAAAATGAGTGATGACTTAAAAGATATGCTTGAGCGTGTGGTATGGACATTCATTGAGGCCTTCATTGGTGCTTTAACAATAGCACCACTTGTAGGTGTCGAAGCTGAAACAGTCCAGTTAGCTGCCCTCTCAGGAGGTGCTGCTGCACTCGCTGTCGTGAAAACATTTGCCGCTAAAAAAATTGGTAAAAGTTCTCAACCAGTAAGCAAGTAGTTTAATAGCAAAGCCGAGGGTGTTATCCTTTCTACCTCGGCTCTTGCTTATTCTTCTTCTAGTTCCTTAGAAGCATTTGACATCTGTACGTTATAATCGTGTACAAACTTTTCTATTAGTACATCTAATACTTTCATATCAGTTTTCTTTAGTATTGGTGAGGTGGTCATTTGTAAACCACCACACGCATTACTTACTTTTATTGCCCATTCTTTTAATAGTTTAGGGTCTGAAAATATATTAGAAGGGAGCGTCATCAGGCCCTATCTCATCCAATGATTTAGGTTTTGGTAATGTCATACCATTTGATACTGATGCGTAATCTTTCCAACTATCAGGTGTTTGTTTATTATCCATCCACCAAGATTTAGCAAAGACTTTTCCATCTACAGTATCTCCACCAACACAACTTCCCATCATTGTACATCTAAAGTCAGGGCTACGTGGTGATGTCTTCTCATCTTCTGTGTAATATTTAACTGGACACTGGTTGTCGCAAGGACATAATAATCCAGTGCTATCCATAGCTAATTTACCATTAGGATGTTTGTCATTTTTCTTATCACCATACCCTGCATCAGCAATCTTCTTTACAGGATTGCTTACTGGAGTTGGAGACGCTTTAACTTTAGGGGCTAGTTGTGAGGTTTCGTTACCCACCTTGCTCATCTCTTCCCTACTCGGGCGTTTCTTATCTTTACCTTGATACTTCCAGTTAGCTAATGCTCTACCTATTGCAGATGTCTCACAGTTTTCAGCCCAAGCATCTTTGTTAACAGGTCCACCCTGACCTTTAGTTTCTTGTGCTATACCTGTAGAGATTGGTAGTACTTCATCTCTATCAGTAAATATTTCTGCTTTGATTGTTACAGAAGTACCATCATCAGTAATGTGTACTACGCTTGTTTCTATTCTTCCTTTTGGATAATCTGCCCAAAATAACTTGAGCCTATCTTCCACCAATTCATAATCGTTTAGATTGAATTTTCCCATAATTCCTCCTTATCTTTTACTACTACATCAACTGTCTTTTGATTTTGTTCTTCCCCGTATAATTTACATAGAACGTTTAAACATACTAGTACTGCATTATTTATACGCAAGTGTTGTCCGCAATAATAACACATAATTACTCCTCCAAGTTTACCAAATATTCTGCTGTTACACCTTTGTTAGGTTTAACAAATAAACAAAACTGCGAGGGCCTACCCATACTAGCTAACTGTTCTTGTGCAAATGTATTATAACTTTCTGTGCTGCCGTTTACCCACACACGTGTATCATTAATATACATTGTTGTTGGTGTGTGATAGTGACCACATACTGCGTGTGTAAAGTTTTCCATTAATCCATTTGCTGCTAAAGACTTCCAACCTAGTATTTTTTTGTTGTATCCATACCAAGGTATACCTGCGTGACCTCTGATTTGGTCACCGTGAAAGCACATAAACTTTGCTTTAACACCTAGGTTAGCAACAAGATACCAGTTACGTTCATTACCTCCATCAGGGACTATGAACTTTATACGTGGTTCATTAGCAAACATTGTCTCTAATATTTTTCCTAGCATACGGTCAGCATTAGTTTCAGGGTTGTAATCCCTACGTGAACGACCACCTAATGCTCCGTGATTACCAATCACCCAGTAAACTTCTACTTCTTCAAACTCGTGTAGCAGTATTGAGAAAAATTTGTGCAGGATACGTGGACCATCTACAGTAACTTGCCTGTATAAACTTGCATCAATCAAGTGAGACTGCCCAGGAAAAATTAATTCACCTTCCACTATGTCACCTAGGCATAGCACTGCAGCTTTACGTACAGGGTGATGAGCTCTTTGAAGACGGGCTAGTTCTGAGATTTTATGTGCGTATCTTATAACTCTCTCTTCTGCTTCTTTCGTGGAATACGTAGGCGTAGTCTTAGCTAACTGTATGTCTGATAGAAGTGGTACACATAGCTCTTCTCCTGCAGTCTTTCGTGTCTTAGGTGGTGGTTTAACAGGAGGTAAGTCCAAAGATAATATACCATCTTTCACTGCAGTATATACTGCGTCAATTAAATCAGCTTTCTTATCCTTGAGCTTGTCAATCTTCTTGAGTAATCTTTCATTGGTAGCCTTGAGTTCAGCGTATTTGCTGTCAGTGACTTCTGCGAGAAGTTCTGCTATTTCTTCTTTATTTCTCTTAGCCAATTTCTCACACTCGTTGGGGTTATATTAATTTCGAATTGTTCACCGAGGATATCGCAGATTGTTACTGAATTAACTTGCTTACCCTGTTTGATTAAATCTTCAATACCATCTAAAAATTCTTGCACTTCTGATGACACGTTTTCGTACCACTTTCCCGAATTTGTCACGACACTATTGAGAAGTTCGTTTATATTCTTACTCATACGTATAATTTTAACAGAAGTTTGCGAAAGTGTGCAGAAAATAAAGAAAGTATACGCACGCGTAAGGAAAGCAAAATTTTTTTCGTGTAATACACACGCGTATAAAGACCAAAAAAAAAGGGGACACGAGCACTTGCGTGTCCGTAT